TAATATTATCTTTTGTGCTTACTGATTGTTTATAATATTCAGTATTTCAAATATCAGTGCTTTCATCTAAATAACAGTTTCCAGTTTTTGGGTCATATTCAAACTTGACTTTAGTTGGGTCAAAATCATAATCTTCAATGACCAAATATAGGTTGCCGTCTTCATCAATTACAACGCTATCATCAAATACTCGTTCATCCATAATTTACCTCCCAACTACTGGAACAATAGTGCAACGGCAATTAGGATGGATGGGAGGACAGTTAACGCCTTCTTCCATATCATTAAATAAAAAGACCTTGCCTTTTAGACTTTCGCAATCTTCGCAAGGATAGAACTTTTTATCTTTATGAGTGGCGTTATAGGCTATTGCCTTCGCAGTATTCTCTGGCGCCACCAATACCTCATATCCAACGCAACCAGCATCTATATATCTCTGTATCGCTGCTTGGTTATAAACATGCGCCAGCTCAGTAGAAACTAATGCCCTTGTTCTGCTAAAGGCTTTTTCAAAAGCTTCTGTATTGGCGTCTTCAATAGTTAAACCTGTCTGTTCTTGCATAATGGTTGTAACTACCTCATCAGCGCCTTGTCCTCTAACAACAACATCAGAAATACCTTTTTCCAGACTGGCTTGCAGTTTCTCCATATTGTTCCAGACTCTATCACTCCATGTTCGGCCATCAGCGCACCAGATTCTATCTACAACTTCTTTAGCATTGATACCAAAGATAGGTTCGTGCATATTCGTAGGATTAGCTGCCATGGAAATAATTTTTTCTGCTTTACCACTGGAAACTGTTCTTGCTAAAAACTTTGGATTTTTATTGAAGTATTCGTTTACAGTAGCATACATTCCTAATAAGTCTTTATTAAGGATTTTTATCTCCTGTTGCCCTAAAGAAGTCAATCTTCTGTTAATGCTATTCTGAACCTCTCAATAACGGTTATATCTATATAAATCGTTTATCTTTACCTCACCATTTTTACTTAGTTCATAGAAAAGGCTTTTCAGTTCTTTTTCATTTTCTCTGGCAGCCCTCTGGTAAAGTCTAACTAATTCATTTTCAGTTGCGCTTATTCCTTTATCAAGAATGTTCTTTTCTTGTTCTAAAAGCCTTTTTTTCCAATAGGTCATTATTCTTCCTCTGTTCCAGAAGAGAAGTTATAAAGTGAAGCTTTTGCAGCGTTCTCCTCAGCAACCGCATCCATTTCAGCATCAATATCTGTAACAAATGGTAACTGCGCTACTAAGGTCTTACTGCTTACCAATCCGCGCAACTGATTTATCATAGAAGTAATATCTTGATAGTCTATTGGTAGGTTGCGAGTGAAGATAATCTGGATGTCTCTCCATGCCTCATCTCCAGAAGTCAAATGTAAAATAGAACATATCAATTCAATTCTGCGCTGGAGGGCTTTCGTCATAGCCTTTTCAATCTTGCTTGCCTTGTTTTCAAAATTGATTAGCTTATACTTGATTGCTACTCCACTCTGTGTGCCGAAGCTGCTGTCTGTAAAGTCTGGCGTTGCACTAATCTTTCTTATATTTTTCTCAATGCGGTCCAGCATATTCTCTACTTGAGTATCTGAGATAGTCTTGTATAAGAATGAAGCTTTACCGCCATCTGGTAGTGCTAATACTCTATTGGTTTTCATTAACTGAAGGTTTTCTTCATCAATATCTTCAATACCTTCTAACACTAAATACGCATCGCAGAAAGCTTCAAAATCGTCCGTCTCTGCGCTGAGTAGAGTGTTGTATGCATCCTGTAAAGTAATAACTTTATCAAAGATACTTTCCCATTCTCTGTTTAAGTTAAAGACTGTAATAGGAACTTGCTGATAGTAGTTTGGCTTGTAGTCTAAAAGTAGGAGACCAGCAAAAGCTTGGTCTGCTTTATAGACTCTTGTTTCTCTTAAATCATAAACTTCAACATAGTTATCAAAGTTAATTTCACCGCCATTAGAAACAGAATAAAATCTAATGACTGCGGTTAGTTCTT